TTATTGTTCTCTCCACCACTTAGGATCTGAAATTAGCCCTAAGACTTTAAGTACTGGTGAAAAGAAGAAAGTAGATTTTGTAATTATCATGGCATTAATGAAAATGATTAAAGTTAGGTTCCCTTCTCTTAATATTTTATTCCTTGATGAAATCTTCTCTTCTATTGACTCTGACGGTGTATACCATATAATTAACATACTTCATAATACAATTCAAGATATAGGCCTTAATACCTTTGTTATCAACCATACTGTATTACCAAGTGAATACTTTGATAAGAAGATAGAAATTACTAAAGATGCAGGTTTTAGCGAATTTAACATTGAATCTATTGGATAAATAAACTATAAATTAAATTCAGTGGATGAGTGCCTATAATCAGGAATACAACAAGGATAATACTATATTAAGATACTTAGTAGTATCAATGCTAGCAGAATTAAGTGAAAAGGTCTATTACTATAACCAGGTAGATGAAACTACTCTTAAAAAGATTAATGTACCTTTCTTCTATTCTATCTCTGGTAATGAAAGATTTCTTTTAGATAATTTTATGTTTGATGCGGAAGCCTCTGGTAAGGCCATAGGCGATTATGAAGTAGTACCTAGAGGTATCTTACAGATGAATTCAATGTCTATTGATTCATCGGCCCAAACAAATAAATTCACGAGAGCCGAATTTGTAAGAGAGTGGGAAGGTGTTTTAAAAACATTTTCGCTGGAGACTAATTTCTTACCGGTGACTATGGGGTTTGGCGTAACATTAATATGTTCTAATAACCTAGAAATGCTAAAAATTACTGAAGCTGTCATGAGCAAGCTTTACAAAGGGACTCTTTTTAGTTGTGATTTAGGTATGATGAGAGTCCAGGCAAGCATGTCAGTACCAGAAGATTATTCACAGGATAGGTTATTTGAGTGGGGACTTAATGACAAAAAAGAATTTCAGGTTACTTTTGATATGGAATTAAGATCTTTTATGCCTGTTTTTGAAAATGGTATTTTATTGCCTGAAATAGATTTTATAACTAAAGAAGCAATAAAGAATAACCCGGATGCAAATGGCGTTGGACAATTTAGATGTGGGGCGGATGGGGATATAGGAATTTACTTTGGTGGTGTATTCCAGAAATTTGTGTTTACCGATGAAAATATTATTAAGGCGCCTGAACAATCGTTACAAAGCAATTTATCATATACAGATCCTAACAGTAAACAAACCGGTGGACCTTATGATGTTAGGGAAATAGATACTTCTAAAAAAGAAAAAGAAAGTGAATTAAGTAAAAGCTACAGAAATGCTAATGCTAGAATTAATTCAGATAATTCAGGATTAGGTTCAGTAGATAATTAACTCTAAGATCTTAGAATATATAAAACAAATCAAATTCTATAATATGGAAAAAGTTATTAAAGAAGGACAAACTCAGGTTTACATGGATGGTGCAATTGAGCAACAGGCCGGAGTAAATACTGATGCACCTTACCTTAATACACCTAACCAGCAGTTAATTGACATTGTTGGTGTTTTGTTTGCCCAGAGTGGTAAAACTAAACTTGATGGTAGAAATGGTAAGGTTGTTGAAAGTGGTCCAATGACAGACTCACAAGTATTAGCTATCCTAGTTGGAATGGGAATTCCCCAACAATTAGGAATGAGTGCTATTAATGCCTTCAAAGGAAATCAAATTACTGAAAACAATAATAAACAAAAAAATCATAACAAAATGAACTTTACACTTGCCGAACTGCATGAAAATGTTATGAAGAGCATTAATGCCTTAAACGAAATGAACTCTGATCAATCCAGAGTTTCTTATTCTGCTAAAAATGCACTTAACATTTTAGAAGAATCTCTTAAGGCGTTTCCAATGAGATTTAAAAACGAGGAAACAGAAGTAATCAGTGAAGAAATTGAAAACAGTGTTAATCCTATGCTTAAGTTTAGCATTGCAAAACAACTTCACAGAGACCTTGCTTCTTCTGAATGGTTAAACCCAATTAAAGAATTAAGATCTTATATTGCTGGGGCTTATACAGATACTAAATGGTCTTTCAGAATTTCTGAAGCAATCGAAAGAACAAAAGGCCAAAGAGGTAAACTTTATGAAGGTCTTGTTAATGACTTAGAAGGTCTTCTTACTGAATCTTCTGATTCTATTAAGACTAAATTCTCTGCTATTGCTGCTAAGAACCCATGGTCTTTAGATTGTAAAGCCATTGTAAATGAAATGAAGGCAGAAGATAATAAGGCAATTGAAAATGGCGGTGGAGCTATTTCTACTATTCTTTCACCAGTATTGGAATCTGAAAATGGATTAACATTCCACCTACACGGTAAGAATTACATTTTTGATGGAAAGACAATTTCTGAAACTAAAGTTGAAGATGCTAGATTCTTTGACGTATTGGAAGGTTTAGGAATGTTTAAAAATATGAACGGTACTTTAGTTACTTTCGGTGAAAGCGGTAAAACTTTAGAATACAACTTAACTGAAGGTACTCTTAAGCTTGGTAATGTTGATTTATCAAATTCAAGTATCATTGAAGTAAAAGAAGCATTAATGGTTAACAACTTCTTTGGTTACAGAAATCAATGGAAAATTAATAATGTATGTAAGTTCTTTGAATCTGTTGATCTTCTTGCTGAAATGGATAACTTTACAAACATTACATCAACTGAATTTACAAATCTTTTCTTAACACTTATTGGAGTACAGGAAGGTATCTATGTAAATAAGGTTAATTCTGCAATGCACTTAAATGAAATGGTATTAGTAGAATCTGCAACTGAAACCGTTAAGTTAGTAAAAGAATTTATTAACTACGATGCTAGCCCAATTCTTTCTGAAAGACTTATTGCTGAAAATGATGAAGCTGCTAAAGTAGAAAAAGAAAGATCTGAGATTTCTGATAAGATTTCTTTCTTAGAAGAAAAGAAAGCTAAAGTTAAGGAAGCAATTAACAAGCTTGGTGAAACTGAAGAACTTACTGAAGCAATGAATCTGTTGGAAGAAGAAATTTCTAAATTTGAAAAATCTTTACAAGAAACTTATGACAGAGTTGTATTAGGTGGAAATAAAGGTGATAAATCTAAAACTCATAAAGGTGAAGATTATGAGGAAGAGGATGAAAAGGACGAATCAGTAACAGAAAAAAAAAGTCGTAAAGAATACCTAGACGATGGATTCGTTGAGGCTGAGGTAAACAAAAGCGGAAACGGTCTTAGAAAAGGACAAGAAGTTTATGTAAGTGCTGAAGACTATACTTCTCTTGGTGATAGCGATTCATTAGAATGTATAGATTACAAAACAGGTAAAACAACAATCTGCCCAAAAGGTCAACTTAACGTTAAGATCTAATCATACCCATAATCTAAAAGCCGGTAGTCAATAATAAACTATCGGCTTTTTTTGTATATAATAATAAATAAAACACATGGGATGGCTAGAAAAAGAAATTACCTAAATAATAGAGATCTGCTTGAAGAGATAAAAAAATCTAAAGAGCAAGATGAATTAACACCAAAGGCATTAGAATTCCTAATGCTATTAGCAGATAAATGTTCAAGAAAATTATCATATGCAAATCCTGACGATAGGGATGATTGTATAGCTTATGCTTATATGGATCTTTACAGGTACTGGAGAAACTTTAATCCAGAGAAAAGTACTAATGCATTTGCATATTTTACTGAAATAGCAAAGAGAGGCTTTGCAAAGGGGTGGAATAAATTACATCCAAAGAAATATGCTGGAACTGTATCAATTAATGGAAGTGCAGACAGTGACGGTATCTATACGATTTAAACTTAATGAGTATAAAGAAAGTAAAACCAACTTCAAAGTCAGGATTTAAACAAGGATATTATAAACCTCATCATCCTAAAAAGTATATGGGACCAGGTCCTATTATCTATAGAAGTAGTTGGGAGAGAAAGTTTTGTCATTGGTGTGATCATAATGAAGATGTTATAAATTGGATATCTGAACCTTTTTCTATAAAGTATTTTAATATCTTAGATAAAAAGTTTCATAATTATTATCCAGACTTTTATGTTAAAATGAATAAGAATGGTATCGTTGAAGAGTATGTGGTTGAAATTAAACCAAAAGCCCAGCTACAAAAACCAAAGGCACCAAAAAGAAAAACTGCAAAGGCTATGAAGAATTTCCAATACGGATATGAAACTTATGTTAAAAACCTTTGTAAGACTGAAGCATTAAATAAAGCAGCTCAATTGAGAAACTTTAAAGTAATGCTATTAACCGAAGATTCAAAGTTATTCTAATGGCAATAGTAGGATCATTTACTGAAGATTTGGATATTTACCTTGCAGAAAATAAAGGTCGTACTGGAGCATCTAAAGCATCTGCAAACGATTTATATAAAGTAGGTGTAAAAGATACTGGTGTTTTAGAAAACGGGAAAATGTATTGCTTTGAATATTTTACGCCTGACGAATTTTTCTATGATACTAACCCAATTGTTTTAGGACTAGGTAAAAGTATAGATAATCATCAGCTTGGGATAAATTTACATTATATTCCCTATGAAGCAAGAATACCATTTCTTACCGATGTAGTTAGATCTTTTCAGAGTGTTATAGCTCAACAGCTAAAAGGTGCAACTGGGAATCCTAAATCACAAGGTAGTCTTAAAGAATTTACTTATGATAATTTAAAGTCTTCGTTGGCAAGAAAATACAATCTTACTTATGCAATAAGACAATACAGATTAGATAGAATCAGAAAACCTAAAGTATTAGGTTATGAAGATTGGTACATTGGTGCTGTTAATAACCAAAACAAATTTTTTGGAGGAAACATTAACGAGGCACAAGCATTATATTACAAGAATATATAAACAATAAAAGATAATAATATGGCAGGTTTTACTGATAGAAGAGGACCATTAAGTACTGGTAATCCCGTTAGAAAAATTCTTAAGGATCTTTCTAATTTAGGTATGGCATATGATGATATGATCATACGCAATTCTCGTGCTGTTGGTTTTACTGAAAATCAAATGGGTTATACATTTAACCCTATGGGCTCTGATTCTGATGATATGTATAGCGCATTTGCTGCATTATCATTAACGGATACTTCAATGAAAAAGAATATCTCTATCTTTGATAAAGATTATGAAAGAAAGAGAGACCAACTTAGAGAATATGCAGTACAAGATGAAATAGAAGATATCCTAGATGTAATAACCGATGAAGCAATTGTTTTTGATGAAAGTAATTATATGGCGTATGCAGACTTTCATGGTCATATTGCATCATCCATTGAAGATGAAATTGGGGATATTTACAATAACATTTATAATTACTTTGGTTTTAACGATTCAGTATCTCCCTGGAATTATTTTAGAAAATGGTTAGTTGATGGGTTTCTTGCATTTGAAATAGTTTACAATGATAAGCAAACAGAGATTATTGGATTCAAAGAATTAGATCCTATCTCCTTAATGCCAGGTATTGATACTGATACTGGTAAAAAACAATGGGTACAATACAAAGGACAAGGCGCCAAAGAAAGAAAGCTTTGGGATTCTCAAATTATTTACCTTTCTTACTCTCAGGTTAATTCCCCTATGAGAATATCTTACGTTGAAAGATTAATAAGATCATTTAACCTTTTAAGAATTATGGAAACAACCAGAATTATATGGGCTGTTTCTAATGCTTCCTTTAAGACTCAATTTATTATCCCGGTAGGTGGTAAATCTAAAACAAGAGCAAAACAATCATTGGCACAGTTAATGAATTCCTACAGAGAAGTTGTTGATTTTAACCAAGAAAGCGGCGAAATTGTTACAAATGGTAAACCAATGTTACCTTTTAATAAAGAATATTGGTTACCATCTAAAGATGGTGAATCACCAGAAATAAGCACAATCGGTGGAGATGGTCCAGATTTAGGAGATACTGAATCTCTTAAGTATTTTGCTGATCGTTTAAAGTTAGCTTCTAAGATTCCTTTTTCTAGATTTGATAAAGAAGGTGGTAATACTTATGATATGGATGCCAGTGGTATGTTAAGAGATGAAATTAAGTTTTCTAAATTTATTAATAGATTAAGATCAATTTGGCAAGAAATCTTAGTTAAGCCAGTATATCTTCAAATGTGTCTTAATCACCCAGAATTAAAAAATGATGTTTCTTTTAAATCTGGCTTAGGACTTAATTTTGTTAAGGATAATGTATTTGAAGAAATGAAAGAAATGGAATTGCAAACCAAGAGAGTTGATTTCATTGGTAATCTGAAAACTCAATTAAGTACAATGACAGCAGAAATGGAGGAAATTCCATACTTTGATTTAGGATTCCTTGTTAAGAGATATGGTGGATTTACTCGTGAGGATTTAAAGGCCAATGCAAGAGCTAAAGAAAGAGCCGATTTAGAGAAGGAAGGTTATAAAGAAGAGGATATTGAAAAGATCCTTTTAGGAGCCGATAAGGCTGATTTTAAACCAGAAAAGAAAGCAGATGGAATAGATGAAGATCCATTAGCCGGCTTTGGATAAAAAGTTTACAAAGATTGTAATATATAAATCAAATAACTAGTAGAAAATGTCAGGAAAAAAATTATTGATTCTTGAGAGAGCAAAGTCAAACCTAGATATAACTACCGGCGAGGACGGTTCGGTTGTATTGGAAGGTGTCTTTACCGAGTTTGGTGTTCGTAACAAGAATAACAGAATATATGAGGAAAAGGAAGTAATGCCTCATATTAATGAATTACAAGAAAAAGTTAAAACCAATAAGCTTTTAGGTGAATTAGATCACCCTAAAGATTTTGATGTTAGTTTGGCTAATGTGTCTCATGTTGTTGAATCATTAGATTACGATCCTGCTAAAAAGCAAGTTATTGGTAAAATTAGATTATTAAATACATCTAAAGGTAAAGAAGCACAAGCTCTTATTAAAGATGGCATCCCTTTACATATTTCTAGTAGAGCTGCCGGTACGGTAGATGAAAATGGTAAAGTTAAAATTAAGAAATTCTTTACTTATGACTTAGTAGCAGATCCTGGCTTTGAAAATGCTGAGTTATCAAGAGTAAATGAATCTTTTGGTTTTGGTAATGATGAAGGTATATTAATCTACGAAATGGAAGAAACTGAAAATAACACCGATAATAAAAAAGATCTAACAATGGAAAATAACAATTTTGTAACTGTTGAAGATTTTCAAAAGTATACGGAATATGTATCCGGAGTTCTAAGTAATGTTAAAGAATCGGCCAATTCTAACAATGATGAGGTGATCGAGAAACTTATTAAGTATTCCGAGCATATTGCAGAGAAGGTAAATCAGGTTACTGATTATGCTGAATACTTATCTGAAAATCTAGATAAAAACATTTCATACTCTGATTACTTAGCAGAGAATGTAAATTCAATTAAAGACTATGCGTCTTACTTGGCCGAAGAACTTGACGGAAGTATTCAATATGCTGAACATGTAGCTGAAATGGCTGATAAAGGAATTCAATATTCTAACTATGTTGCTGAAAACTTAGAAAAGAGCATTGACTATTCCGAATATGTAGCCGAAAAGGTTGATCAAAACATTGCTTATTCTGAGTATCTTGGCGAAGGTCTTGAAAAGAGTATTAAGTATTCTGAGTACATCGCTGAAAATGTAAACTCTGTTGAAGGTGAAGCACTTAACGAAGGAATGGCTGTAAACGCTGAAGCTATGCCATCAATGGAAGAAATGCAAAAGATGGTCGATGAAGGAATGACATATGAACAAGTTTGTGAACAATATCCTTCATGCGATAAGGCAAGATTAAAAGAAATGTATGAAGCTTGTGGTAAGAAGCACGAAGGAAAGGATTACAAAAATTCTATTGAAGAAAAATTAGATAAACTGATTGCTGCTGCAGAAACTAAAAATGTATCCGAAATGCATTTTATGAACTTCTTAGGAGAGGCTAAGAAGAATGAATTTAATTCTTTATCCGAAAATAAGCAAGCTGCAATAGTTGAATCAATGAATGCTCAACCAATTATGTCTACTATTCAGGCAGAAAACATTTGGGAATCTAATTTCATTGAAAAGAAAAGAGAATTAAATGTAATTGATGATATGCCTGAAAAGTTCAGAGCAAAATGGAATAACCTTTCTGAAGCTCGCCAAGCTCAAATCATCGCGGAATCTAAATTCCACCCAGTTAATAACCAATACGGCATTAACAACTTCTGGTCTACAAGAGATCTTAGAGATACTCAAGTTATAACAGAATCCATTAATGAAAGTAAAACCGCTGCTGAGGCTGCAAACAAAAAAGAACCATTAGTAAATGAATCTTTTGCTGCTGACCTTATCAACAAAGTTAAGTTTAATCTGGGTAAATAAATAAAGAAATTCAATCTTATAGTTAAGAAGCAAAAAACTAAAGATAGATTATACAAAAAGTGCAAAAAATAAAATACTAAAATGTACGCAAATCAATTAATTAACGAGGCTGAGGTTCAAAAGACCTGGGGCCCTATCATTGAGGAGGCTACTGGTATCACTGAAAAGTCTAAGTTATCTTGGATGTCTAAGTACTGCCACTACCACAACCTTAATGAGAGTGTATATAATACTGTACACTTAAATCCTAACATGAATGTTCAAGGTATGAACGCTGTGGAATTCCCAAGCGATCCTACTACAATGAACAACTTCAACAACGGTATGACTTCTGGTTCTGGTGACAGACCATTTTCTTTGTTGCCACTTGCTATGCAGGTTGCTGCTCAGACTGTAGGTTTAGACTTAGTACCTGTTGTACCAATGCAAGGTCCTATGGGAGTTCTTACTTACTTAGACTTTGTATACGGTGGAGGTAGAGTAACAGATGCTGGTGGTAAAGTTACCGATTCTGCTCCTCTTTTAATTAAAGCTCCATTGACAATGGCGTCTGGTGTTGCTGCTTTAGCTGTAAATGATCTCGTTTACGCTTCTTCTGCTGCAAGAACTGGTACTGAAGGTGCATCTTACGAATTAACTTACGTAGGAAAATCTAGAATTGACGGTTACGCAATCTTCCGTGTAAGAGGTAACGGTACTTTAGATCCAACTACTGCAGGTTCTTTCGCTCAAGGTGAAGAAGGTTATGAAGCTATTTACGAAGCTGTTGCAAACGCTGTAAATTTCTATGATGCTGCTGCTGCTCAAGCTGGTGATGTAGTTGGTACTTGGGACGGTGCTGCTGAGTATGTTAAAGCTTTAGAAGATCACATTCCTGGATTCTCCGGTAATGCTTTTGAAGATAACAACCCATTAAACGGTGCTCCTACCTTTACTAATGAATCTATTGATGGAACTGATCCTTACCAAAGAGGTGTAGGTGAAGCCACTCCGGATAACATTATGGGATTAAGCTTGTTTAACAAGTCAGTTGCTGCTAAGACTTACCAAGTTGCTGCCGCTGTGACCAGAGAGCAAGTTCAAGATCTTAAGCAATTCGGAATTGATGCAGTTGCTCAAGTAGAAGCTGTATTGGTTAATGAGTTAACTCAGTCAATCAACAAATACATCTTGGATAGAATCTTCAGAAATGGAGCTCAAAATTCAACTAATGTAAACGCTGTTGATGGATTGAACTTATCTATTTACTTAGGTAATGCTGCTGATGCTGCTACTGCTACTGTAAACTTAGGTCCAGGTAATGGAACTAACACTAACGTAACTTATACATTGAATAAGACGTTGGTAGGAACAGGTGGCGAAACACAAGGATCATTACAACGTAGATTGTATACTAAGATTCTTGCTGCTTCTAACTTGATCGCAACAAGAGGTCGTAGAGGTCCTGCTACCTTCGCAGTATGTTCTGGAGAAATTGCTACGGCACTTCAGGATATC